AAGCTTGAGGCCTCCAAGGGTCGTCAGGTGCGCCAAAAGGCTGTTGAAGGTCGCCGTGACATCTTCGCCCAAGGCCTTGCAGGCATGATGGGTAACTTCTGATCTTTTGTCTAGCTTTTGAACCATGACAAACTCCGTACCCAGCGGCCAGAAAGATGTCGATGATTGGTTTGATCTCGACAGATATAAAGAAGCTGCTGGCGTAGCTTACGAATTTTCTAAGAAAAAAATGGAGGATCAGGGTGAGCAAGAGCGAAAGACAATTGCAAAAGGAGCCGAAGAGCAGCGCTTCACTGAGCGCTCGCAAGAAGCCCGCGACAATCGCCAAGCAAGACAAGCGTATAAGTTCTGACGTATTTGATTTTTTCGTCGATAATTTAGACTCCTCAACGAAGGAGACTTTTTTGTCGTTTGCGTCAGACAAATACTCCATAATCGAGATTTATATCTACTCTCGTTTTCTGGGATACAACGGCACGATTACAGACTGCCACAGCTGGGTCGAAGAAAACTTCGAGAAACCAGACCACGTATCCACACTCCTTTATCAGATTGATGAAATGAGTGAAGATATACGCAAGTTGCGTGAGGATGTTGAACAGGGCTTGATTAAAAGAGATGCCGGTGTAGCTCGCAATGCTCAAATGCAACGCGAGCTTCGTGGCAGCATTGCTCAAGTGGAAGTTTTCACTACCAACCGTGACCGCAAAGGCATGTTGATGTCTGGAGCGGACAGGGCATTACGTGAACTTGCACAAATTTTCAAGGATGATCCGATTTCTATTCCTCTAGAAGAAGCATCTATGGCCGTCTGGTCTCGTATGCAGCTAGAAGAATAGTTCGATTATCATATAGAAAAGGATTAAAAAAATGGGAGCACAGACAACTGGCAGCCCTAATCGTATACAGCCGAACACCTACAACTCGTTCCAGCGGGCTGTAATGTCTGCTCAAGAACAGGCTGGTCAAAGCACACAGGGCATGCTGATGCGTGACCAATACATGAACTCCGCTCCTATGAACCAGGAGATGGCTGCCATGGGTCAAGAAAGGGCTGGAATGTTGGGTAGCGTTGGCGATCCAAATTCTATGGGCAGCAACATTCAGAATGCCGCTATTGAAAACAGCGCAGCCAACAATGCTGGAATGCTAGGCAATGTTGAAACCATGTTCAACATGGAAGCTGAAGCACGCAACATTGACGAACGCGAAGGCATTGACTTCGGTCCAGGGCGTGGAAGACGTGTTGACCGCCGTACAGAAGCAATGGAACAACGGGGGCGTCGTTAATCATGGATGACACTCCACTTGAGGTGTACAACAAAATGTACTTTGGTGGACAGAACAGTAATCCACGGATTACTCCCCTGGCACCTAATGCTGCTTATTATTTTCCTCAGGATTTAAATAATGCCACGCAAGAGTTAAAGGGTGATGCTCTTAAACCCATCGCTGGTAAATACATGGGTTTGATGTATGGCTAAGAATAAGATGCCCCCTGAACTTCTTGAGCACTTCAAGAAGAAGAATCAAAAGGGAGATGATAAGGATGAAAAAGGCAAGAAGGCCGAAGAGTCTGCTGAGAAAGGCTTGAAGGCAGCTAAGGCAGCCAAGAAATTTAAAGAGAAAAAAGAGACTAAGTCTTAAATCTTTGGTAGGCTAAATATTATCTGTTTAGCCTTTATGCCTTCTCATAGTTATCTTGCTTATCGTCGAAATGCACGTGCGGCTGCACAGAGACAAGTAGTCCGCGAAAGTAAAGAGTTAGAGAAGTTCAAGAAAGCACAAGAAGACTTTGCGTATTTTTGTGAGTATGTAGCAGATAAGCCTCCTGCTCCTCACCACAAGGAATGGCATAAACATTTTATTACCGGCGAGGACAGTAATTGTCTGCTTAAGATCGCTGGACCTAACGTCGATCTATTGGCCCCTAGAGGCAGTGCTAAGAGCACTATCCTGGGCCTATTGACTGCATGGGCCATTGGGGTTCATACGACGGCTGGTAAGCCCTTACAGATCCTTTACCTTTCATATACCGTTGACATTGCAAGATCTAAATCTGCAACGATTAAAAGAATTATTGAAAGTAAAAAATATCAACAAGTATTTCCAAAGGTAAAGCTACTAAAGAACGTCACCTCTAATGAGTACTGGTCTATCGACCACAAGTTTGCTGGTATTGATACTACGGGTGAAGAACAGTTCACGTTGTGTGCTGCAGGTCTGAAAGGTTCAGTGACATCTAAGCGTTCTCATCTTGTGATGATTGATGACGCTATCAAGTCTTCTTCTGATATTGGTAACCCTGATATCCGGAAACAGATGGAAGATAACTGGAACGCAGTTATTGCACCAACGATGTTTGAAGGTGGTCGTGCCATCTGTCTTGGAACACGCTTCCGTCATGACGATATTCATGCGACAACATTCAATGAAAATAATGGATGGAACCAGATCGTTCTGTCAGCTATTCAAACAGATCCTGAGACCGGGGATATGGTCTCTTATTGGCCGGACTTCTGGAGTTTAGATTACCTGCTCGATAAAAAACGACAGGCACCTATTGCCTTCTCGTTCCAGTATATGAATCAAATCATCAGGCAGCATGAGCTTTCTCTTGCACCTGAGCTGGTTGTGAAAGCAGAGATTGCAACTGAGTTTGACACACTTGGTGTGGGTGTTGACTTATCTGCTGGTATTAAAGAAAAGAACGACTATACGGTTATGGTTCTGGGCGGACGTATTGATGATCGAATTCATATTATTGATTATCGACGCATCCGCGTGATGGGAAATCTAGAGAAGTTAGATCAACTAAAAGAGTTGTTGGTAGACTGGAACATACTACAGCAGGATGAAGGGGGATTGTACTATCCCACTATGTCTACTGTTGATATTTACAGCGAGGCTGTGGCCTACCAAGCATCTTTAGAAGCTGACTTTAAACGTGTCTGCCTCAACAATGAAGGGCTTTGGAACATGGTTTGGCACCCTGTCAAAGGATTCCGTTCAGACAAGTTGGCACGTTTCAGAGGGACAATCGGTCTCTTTGAAGAGCGCAAAATTATTTTTAATCGCTATCGTAACTTCACAGCAATGTTTGAAGAGCTTACCAATTTTGGTGTAGCTAGTCATGACGATTGTGTCGATGCACTGGTTTGGTTAATCAATGGTCTTGCTAGGAAAGGTGCGCTTCATGTCGATTACTAAACACCCCGTCATGGCTCTTGAACAGTTGATTTTAGTTGCAGTAAGTTTAGTTTCTGGAGGTGGTTGGCTTGCTTCTAAAATATTCGGAAGGCTGCATGAGATGGACAATCGTCTTGATCGAATGCCTATTGAATATGTTTTGAAATCTGATTATGTTAGGGACATGCATTATATGAGCGAAGAATTTAAAGGTATTAACGCTAAGCTGGACAAGCTTGTAGATAAGCTACTTGAAAAATGATTGACGTACTTGAAGTCGTTGAATCAGAAGACGGTGAACTTGTCGTTATCTTTCCAGACGAGTTGTGTTTAGAACTCGGTTGGCGTGAAGGTGATGTCCTTGATTGGCGTCTGAAAGGTAATGGTGTTGTGCTATCTAAAGTGAATGAACCAGAGGGATTCGTTCCAGTAGAATAAATTTAACTACGGACGTCAAAATGTATCTAGGTGGTATGGATAACGTTCCAGGTGCACCTGGGAATGTTGCTATGGTTGCGTCCATTTACCCTGGACGTCTTCCGTTGCAAGGCAGAATTGCAATGCAACAACCGACGCAAGCAGTACATGCAGCCTCTGTTTCTGCATATAACTATCTCACTGGTGGTCCAGCTGTTCCAGACGCACCGCACTACACTCCTCAATCAGTTCAATAATTTACTGAGAAGATGTTATCTAACACTGCATTAGCTGGTAAGTACGCACAAGTTTTAGCTGCGTCTCCAGGGGCAGGAATGCTTGCGTCAAATTTATACGGTTCGCCTGATCTTCCGTATGATACAAGGATGGACAGGGATAGTTATAACAGGATGCAGCAAAAACCTGATGCTCCTAATTTTGATCCAGAAGATTTGGTTGTCCCTCCTGCAGTGCAGCCAGGAGATCCTGGATATGACTTTTTCAGAATGGAAGGACTGAGAGATCAATTCATTCTGAACAATCCACAGTCAGGTGTTGCTCAACTGCCTGGTAATGAGCAAGGTCCAGCACAAGGATATA